ATATGCAAATGTTTGAACAAAATTTTTATAATGTTAAAAGTTTTAATTTTATGCCTTTTGAAAATGTTTGGGATAAAGATTGTCGTAATGAAACTTGTGGTTTCTTTAAAGCATATTGTTGGGGTTTGCAGGGAGAAATAGACGGTGTTAAAGGTATAGATAAAGACGGTAATAGCAATATACTTGTTGGTCTTGAAATATCTTGTCGAGAAAGAATTGAAAAGAAAAATAGTGTAAAGAAATATTCTGATTATATTAATTATCTCGGTCAATATGCTAATTTTCCTGCTGAATCATTTAGTAGTGCTTCTGAAAATATATTTAGTTCAGAAGAATTAACTGCTTGGGAAGATAGACTTAGAATAGATACTGATTTACATTTTTATGTAGACGGTAATCTTGAAATTGACGAAAAAGGTAAAGTTATATTTAAAAGTAATGCTAAGTTACATTCTGAAAATAAGAAAACTTACGATTATATTGTAGGTGTTCCAAGACGAGGACATGAAGATCCTCATGGTTGTGTTAGACGTTGGTTTACTCCAGAATATGTTGAAACTAAAAGAGCTGATGGAGCAGTAATAAAAGAAATACCTGTTGGTTTATATAGTATTAATTATGACCCTGTAGGTGTTAATAAAAATAAAGATGAGGTTACTATGAAACATTCTCACAATAGTATCATGGTTTGGCAAAATCCTCATTATCTTAACGGTTTTAAACAAAAACTTGTTTGTACTTATTATGGTCGTCCTGATACTCTTGAAGAAGCTGATAGAATTTGTTATCTTTTAGCTAAATATTATAATTGTATTGGAACAACTAATGTCGAAGTAAACCGAGGTGAAACTGTTTCTAATTTTCGTAAATGGAATGCTTTAAAATATTTATCTTGTGAACCATTAGAAGTTTTTGATCCTACTTTTAAAGGAAAAATTAATACTACTTATGGTTATAATATTTCTGGTGAACAACATAAGTTAGATTGTATTCGTCTTACTAAAGAATTTCTTTATGAAGAAATTGGTAAAGATGAATTTGGAAATACTTTAAGAAATTTTCATAGAATATATGATTATCAAACTATTCTTGAATTAAAGAAATGGAGTGTTAAAGGTAATTATGACCGTGTTTCTTCTATGCTTCTTAGAGGAATTGAATGGAAAGCTATGAATCTTAAAGCGCAAGATGAACTTAGTAATCGAAAGCAACTTAATGGTGAAAATATTGATGATTATGATAGTAATATATTATCAAGACCGTGGTTTTAATTAATAGTATAATTATATGAGAAGTAACATACAAGAATTTGATTTTCCTTTACAACGCATTCCGAGTGATAAAAAAGACGCTGCTTGGGCAGCTAATTGTTGTGATTGGATTATAGCTCAAGGTATTGCTAATAGAGGCGATAATTCAGAAATAGAAATAAAATATGCTATTCTTAATGGTAATATTCCTGATGAATTTTATAAAAAGATATTAAATCCTTATAATGCTACTCAAGAGAAATTTAAACGTTTTCCTGCTACTATGCGTAATTATGATTTAATGAAAGGTATTATAAGAAGATATGTTAGTGAATATATTAAGAACCCTCATGATTTTATTGTAGGAGCTAATAATCCAGAAGTAATGCTTGCTCGTAATCGTAAACTTAGGCAAGAATTATCTTTACTTGTTCAACAACGTATTGCTGCTCGTATTCAGCAAAGTTATCAAGAATGGGTTAATGGAGGTAATGATCCTCAACAATTTAATCCTCAAGATTCTATTGATGTTGAAGCTTTTACAAAAGAATTTAATGAGAATTATGTAGATGATATATCTGCACAAGGTCAAGAGATTCTTAATGTAATTCGGGATATTACTGATGATGAAATATTTTATGCAAGAGCATATTTTGATTTTGTAAGTTTTGGCGAATGTTATACTTACGCTGATGTTGTTGGTACAAAATTAGTTAAACGAAATATTTCTCCAAGAGATGCTTATCCTATTAATACAGATAGTCCTTTTAGAGAAAATGACGATATGTTTGCTTGTAGACGTAAAATGTCTTATCAACAAATTATTGATGAATTTGATGATTATCTTGACGATAAACAACGAGATTTTCTTAATACTTATTATGCTAAACATTCTCCAGCTAATACTAAAGATTTAGTTTTTTCCACTTATGAAAGTTATTTTCCAGATGTTTGTCAAAAATATAGTATAGCTGATAGAGAATTATTTAGACGTTCTCCTAATATGCAAAGAGACTATAATATGGATTTATATGATGTTTGGCATGTAGTTTGGAGAGGTGAAGTTAGACGAGCTATTGTAACGTTTGTTAATGAAGCTGGTTTAATAGATAATAGAGTTGAGAATGATGATTATGTACTTGATGTCTCTACGGGGGATATTTCATTAGAATATGTGTATGAACCACAAGTTTATGAAAGTGTTCGTATTGGAGGAAGACATGATGCTATTTATCCTTATGGAGCAAGAGCTATAGCTTATAATCGTAATGGAAAATTACCTTATAATGGTATTAATGAAGTTCTTCCGGGTTTTGGAAAGTTTAGTATTGTAGATATAGTTACTCCTTTTCAAGTATTTTATAATATTGTAGCTTATCATAGAGAAATGATTATTGCTAAAAATAAACTTAATATTCTTATGATAGCTAAATCTTTATTAGGTAAATATCCTGAAGAAACTATTTATCGAATGCTTGCTGATGGTATTTTATATATTGATGATGAAAATGATCAAGGTATGCTTAGAGCACAGCAAGTTCGTATGCTTACTGCTTCTTTTGGAGATTATATTGCTCAATTAAGTTCTTTACTTAACGAAATTCAACAAACCGCTAATATGCAAGTTGATATGACTCCTCAACGTTATGGTGAAATTGGTAATTATGCTGGAAAAGCGTCTACCGAAGAAGCTATTATTAGAGGTAGTATGGGTAGTGTTATTATAGAATTTATGATGGATAATCTTCGTTGTTATGATTATAATCGAGATATGGATTATTCTAAACTTGCATGGATTGATGGTCTTGATACTGCGTATAGAGATTCAGCAGATGGTAAATTAAAATATATTAGTCTTGATGTAGATAAGCATATATATGCTGATTATGTTATTAAAGCTAAAAATTCTACTAAAGAGCAAGAAAAACTTAATCAACTTAAACAATTTGCATTTAATGCTTCTCAAAATGGAGATAGTATGATGGCGATTGCTGCTATTACTGGAGATAATGTTGCTGCTATTAGTAAACTTATTAAAAAGTTTCAAGAAGAAAAAGACGCTCATGAACAACAACTTAAACAAATGGAACAACAAACTGAACAAATGCGTCAAGAATTTGAACTTAAAAAGATTGCAGCTAAAGGAGAAGAAGATAGAAAAACTAAAGAACTTGAAGGTTATATTGATCAACAAATTGAACTTATTCGTGCTGATGCTAATATGATTAGTTATAATGCTGAAGTAAGTGATGCTAACAAAGAAGCTGGTATTGATAGACTTAATGAAGCTCGTTCAAGAGTTGAACAAGATAAAGTAGCTTTAGATAGACAAAAAACTTTGTTAGATATGGTCAATAAAGAACGAGATAGACAAGTTAAAATGCACGATATTGATACTAAATATAAGATTGCTAAAGAGAATAAAAATAGATATGATTTTAAAGGTAAATCTAAGAATAAAAAGTAAGTTATTGATATAGTTAGTTATATTGTTGCCCTATTTTGATGTATCAAAAGCGATATGTTGGAATAGGGCAAATTATGTTTGTAAATAGCTATTTTTAGCTGTAATTTAGGCTTTCTTTTTCAACGTTATCAAATGTTCAACGTAAATAAAAATCAAGCTAAAAATAGCTTCAAAAACAGCTTATATAACATAAACAGCATAGATAATATTATAGTTGTTTACGATTATACTGTTTATGCTTTTGAAATAAATATTGTTTATGATATAGTTTGTGCTTATATTCGTAATAGTAAACTATAACAAAATAATAACGATTATGGATTTTAGTTTTGGTGATGGCCAAATGCAAACCGATAATAATAACGGTGCTGGCAATGTGAATAACACAAAGAATAATGTTACTAATATTACTAATCAAACTGTAGCTCCTGATGATGATACTACTGATCTTGATGATATTAATGATGGAGATAATAGTAACAATAATGATGACAAAGGAAACAATAACAATGATGACAAAGGTAATGACAAAGGAAATAATGATGGTAATGATAAAAGTACCGACAATGATGATTCCGAATTATCGCAAGGAGATGTTGTAGAAATTGGAAATAATTCTTATACTGTAGATGATAAAGGTAATCTTGTAGATGCTTCTGGAAATATATTTAAAGAAGCTAAAGATGTTAAGTCTTTTCTTGAAGGACTTGATAAAGTTGACAACAATACTGAAGAATTAAATATTCAAAGTATTCAAAATGCTATAGGAATTACTGTTACAGATGAAAACGATAAACCTGTTGAATTTGAAAATACAGTAGAGGGAATTAAATCTTATATGAACGCAGTTATAGAAGCTGCTAAAGAAGAGCATTATGAAACTGCTATCAACACATTATATCAACGTTATCCTATTTTAAATGATGTACTAAATTATTATATTGCTAATGGTAATTCTCTTGAAGGATTTGGAGAAGTTCCTGATAGAAGTGGAATTACAATTGATGATGCTAATGAAGCGCAACAAGAATATATTATTAGAACTGCTTGGAGTGAACAAGGAAGAAAAGGTAATGTAGATAACTATATTGCTTATCTTAAATCTAATGGTACTTTAGCTGCTATTGCAAAAGAAGAACTTGAAGGTTTGCAAGAATCTGATAGAGCTTATAAAGAAGAAATGGAAAAGCAAGCTAAAGAAATTGAAGATAAACGGATTGCTGATACTGAAAAATATTGGAACGGTGTACATGATGTAATTAAGAATCGTAATATTGCTGGTTATCAAATTCCAGAAAATATTATTATTAGTCGTAATGGTGAGAAAATATCTGCTTCTCCAGAAGACTTTTTTAATTATATTTATAGAGTTGACGAAAATGGACAATCTGCTTATGTAAAAGATTTGTTACAAGAAACTCCTGAAAGTCGTAGAGATGATGAAATTCTTCGTGCTTATCTTAAATTTGTTGGTGGAAATTATTCTAATCTTGTAGATATGGCTATTAATAAAGCTACTGTAAATAAACTTCGTTTTAAAGCTAAAGAAAAGTCTACTTCTTATAGAGTAACTAAACCTGCTAATAATAATCAAAAGAAAGATATTAATTTTAGTTATTAATAGTATTTTAAAAAGAATTTAGTTATGTTTTACAAAATGCGTGTACTTTCACAGGGAAAGTATGATGATAGAGGATATTCTAATGAAGATAGTATCTCTTATCTTCAGCTACAAAAACCTGCTGAAATAAATGGATTTATTACTTATAACTATGGTATGGACGACGACCGTTTTCCTTTGACATTTATGACAGAAGGTCAAGGACAAGCTGGTACTATTGATGTTCCTACTGTTCAATGGACTTGGAATACTATGGGTCGTATGAAGTTTACTGACTTCATTACTCATTGCGATATTCCTACTGATAAAAAAGCTGGTCTTGGTGGTGCTGAGATTGAAATTCATACCAGTACTCATTGGTTTATTGAGCAATATGGTTTGATTGGCCCTGATGGTCGTACTCAAGTTCGTATTCAAAAAGATCTTGGAGAATCTCCTTACGGATATGCTTATCTTATTAAATTAACTAATCCTGATCCTAATGCTTATATTTCTGAAGATTTACTTGCTGTAGGTAAATATTGGAGTTTGGCTGCTCCTACTGTTTCTGAATCATATTCTAAAGGTAATAGAAGTAATTCTATGGGACCTGGTAAGATGACTTCTCAACTTGAGTTCCATCGTTATTCTAAAGAAATTGCTGGTAATCTTGCAAATACTGTTACTGAATATGAATTTAAAGACAATAATGGTTCAACTAATCGTCTTTGGATTAATGAAGAGATGCGTCAATTCCATATTCATATGCGTGTTATGAATGAAGAACGTCTTTGGCTTGCTGAATATAACCGTAATATGAATGGAGAAGTTGCTCTTAAAGACCGTGATAATGGTAAACCAATTCCTCATACTTCTGGTATGCTTGAGATTTGTCGTGAATCTAATTATGATACTTACGGAGAGTTTTTAACTCTTAATAAGATTAAACGTATAGTTGGAGACGTACTTGAGAGAGATACCGATAGTGGAACAATGGATATTGTTCTTATGGGCGGTAAAGGTTTTATTGAGGATTTTGATGACGCTATGAAAATGGACGCTAAACAGAATGGTTTCTTGACTCCTCTTGGAGATAAAGAAATTGGTGCTATGAGTGGCGGTCTTGAATATGGTGCTTATTTCCGTAAATATAAAACTGTTGAAGGTCATACTATTACAGTTAAACATTGTTCTTTCTTTGATAAAGGAACTATTGCAGAAGCTGCTAAACAGAATGGTGAAATTCATCCTCGTACAGGTCTTCCTATTACTTCTCACCAAGCATGTTTTATTGATTTTAGTTCTTATGATGGAGAACGTAATGTTCGCATTGTTCGTCGTAAAGGACAAATCTATAAAGCTAAAGTGTTGAAAGGTATGAGTGATATTCCTGCTTCTTGGGGAGTTCCTGATAGTAATTATATTTCTACTGAAATAGATATGAGTAGATATGAAATTATGTCTTCTCTTGGTCTTCAAGTTAATAATTCTACCAAGATGTTCCTTATTAAGTGTGAACTGTAATTTTAACTTATAAATTTAATTCGTATGCAAAATAGTTCTGACAGTGGTATGACATTTGGATTTAATAAACCAAATACCGAAATAAATAAACAGACAGTTAACGATTCTGTTCAATCCCCCGTAGAAGAAGTTGATACTACTCAACAACCTATTACTTCTAAGATTGATATAGAAAAAGGTGCTGACAGAGAAGATTTAAGTGAAAATCAACCTTATACTGATGTTCGTTCTATAACGATTATGCTTGTTAAGAATACTTCGCTGTATCGTAAAGTAAACGATAAAGTACTTCCTAAACGTATTGATTATATTGGAAGTTGTTTTAATTCGTCTAAGGTTATTTCAGCTAATCAAGAAGAAGTCAACGCATATTTTCCTAATCTTGTCGGTCTTTCTCCTAATGATCCTTCTTTTATGTTAAGAGTAAAACAATATCTTAATAATATTCGTATTCCTGTTGATGAATTAGGAAAAACGTTCGATATTAGTTTTTATTATCATCATAAGAAAGATTATTATAAATTTAAAGCTAAAGAAGAGGCTATTGAAGAGACTTATCAAAAAGCTCCACGTAGAGGTGATGTTGAAATTAAAGCAGCTATTAAAGCTAAAGTTAATGCTCTTAATCTTCTTGAATCTCAAAAACATAAAGTTGGTTATCCTATTAATGTAGAAGATTATCTTATGTATAGACACTGCTTGTTGTATCATAGTGTAGCAAAAGATATGTCTATTATTAATTCTGATACTTCTATACGTTTTTATTTTAAAGATGATAAGAAAGAAGCTGATAAACTTCGCAAATATAGACTTGAAGTTAATAAAGCAAAATCTAATTACGTTGCTTGTATAGCTGATAGTGTTTTATTTGAAGCTGTTTATATTCAATATTGCGTTCTTAATTCTTTGCCTGTTCTTACTTATTTGAATAGACCACAACTTGATAAGGAAATTGATTTAGATAAATTTAGTTCTAATGAACCTGTTAAATTTAACAAAATAGTATATAATAAGGATATTAAACTTATGGCTGTTATTGAAAAACTTATTGCTCGTGGAGAGTTAGTTCGTTCTCAATATAGTCAAAATATTACTACTACTGATGGAGAATTAATAGGTGCTAATACTGGAGAAGCTATTGCTTGGTTTAAAGATCCAAAGAATGCTTCTATGGTAGCTGCTTATAATCATAAATTAAATCTTATTTGATATGACTATACAGGAAATGCACAATGAGTTTAGAACGTTTGGGCAAGTAATGGGTTTACAACTTGTTAGAGGTATTCTTCCAGAGTCTATAGACGTATATCTGAATGCAGCAATTAATGAAACTGTTAGAAATATAATTAGTAAAAATGTTGCTAATTCACTTCAAGTTGGAATATTACCGCAAGCTGCTTCTATTACTCCAATTAATGCTTTGAGAACTCTTTATAGAGTTAATCATACTAATATTACAGAAAGTGATTATTTTAATAACAATCCTTTCGAGCTTATTGTTGATTTCCATAATGTTTTATTATATACTGATTTTTATATTGATTACAAAGACGGCAAAAAAGATGTACATTGTAGACTAATAGAACCCGATAGACTTTCTGACGCTTTAACTGATTATTGTACTCGACCGACAATTAATGAACCTATTGTAACAATGTTTACGGAAGTAGCTGAAAATTATCTTACTGTTCTCAAAGTTATGACAGGTCAGAATGAGAGTGATGACAAAAAGGTTATTGATGGAATAAAGATTTGCTATATTGACAATCCTAAGATTGTTAAATATAATGTTGAAGGTCAAAATGAAGGTGTTGATTGTGATTTACCAGAATATCTTCATGAGGAAATAGTTCAGTTGGCTGTTAAAAAGTATATTGCTTCTATTAGTCCAA